CTGACCAGACGGCGACACAACCTCACTGTCGCATCGGATAAACCCATCGATCGCGTCCTTCGTGCGCTTCGCAGTGCACGGTCTAAGGATCTTCTTGCCAAACAGGCAGAATTGCCTGATGGCTCGAATGCAATCGACCGAGGGCTCACCCAATAGGGAGCCATCCTTGTCGAACACCTTTCCTAGAAATCCCTGCAGGAATGCGGGAATTTCTCTGCCTTTCGCTTGTTTGAACGAGCGTATGGCAGCCGAGGAAAGCCGTTCTTCATCGAGGCCTCTCTCGAAGCCCTGACAAAAACTCGGAAGGACGATGGTAATGAAACTGTCGCCCTCGTGTTCGACTCTCGACCGCAACGTTTGAATGTCGCGGCGAACGTCGACGTCACACTTCCTCCCACAATCACGCAGGAGGACCTCAAGGAGCCCTACGAGGCTTTTCACGAAGCCCCCTTTCGGGGTGGTTCGTCCAAGGTGAAACCTTTCCCTTGATAGCCCCGCATCCAGGCATTCCAGCCTGGGAGACTTGTTAGGTCTCGCCGTTGATCAACTTCAACGCGGTCGCCGACACGAGCCACCCAGTCAAGGCGTTAACCAAGTTCTGGGCGTCACTGGGAAGGATCCCAGCCGTCGGAAAATCCACGGTCACGGTAGCCGACATGCCGGCAGCGATTGAGTTCGCTGGGACAAGCGGATCCGTAACATAGGAATCGCGCGTCAGTCGCGCGACGGCCCGATTTCGACGCTTGAACGCATGAGAGACCACCAGAGTGTAGATGGTCCCAGCATCATTCAGACGGTACGTCGAGGACTCGGAATCGCTGCCAGTCTTGGCCAGCGACTTCGCCACTGCGGCATACGTGACTGACTGAGGATCGGATAACACTTCGGAACTCCTAAAGGGATCTATCTAACTGAACTCCGGGATAAGCCCAGAGCAGCGAGGATGGCCAACTGGCGACTCGTGAGAGACGCCAGCGTGACACCCAAACCAAAAGGATTACCGCCTCCGGACCGCAACTTCGTCTCTGTTTTGGTAATAGAGGCGAAGCGATGATTACCCCCAGGGATGTTTATGTCAAACATCGGGATAATCTTCGTGTCCCACGAAGTATCACACGTGTGTGTGACCGTCGTGCGTACATGCTCCATTATGAAGCTGTACCGGCAGACGTAGTCGACGGCTGTTGGGCTAATATTGGCGATTACATCGCCAGCATTGCCGAACCAATCGATTAGCCATGACCAGGGCATCACCTCCCAGATTAACTCGGGCGTAGGGAACGCTCCGAATAAAGCTAGGCGTGCGCGCAAGGTCCATGCACTCGAAGTAACGTCGGGTATCCAGTATGTGTAACATGCTGAGTACCAGACCTTCTTCTGAGTACGGGTTGTCGATCTAACGAGACTCGTGCCCGTAGTCCATGTAGGAGGGGCACCGAACACGTTCGCGAACGGATACGGGTAAACCGCTTCCGTAAGCGTCGACGAGTCCTCGTTCGTGAGCACTCTTTTCCGGCGGATTCCCTTTCCGTTGTTACGGATAAGGGTCGCCATCTCTTTGTCAATTCTCTGCCAGAGGCTGTAAACCTCTTTTAGATCTTTGACAAAGGGCTGCCAACCGAAGACGACGTTCAGGTACTCGGGCCCGAGGGCCCGGAACTGAGCCACCATCGCTCGGAGGTACGATCCCAAACCAGAAAGTGGTATTTGACGCCACATTCCGGAACGGTAAAGTGCCTTTCCAGGTGTCACAGGGAGATCACGGAGCTCAATTAAGAACTGTCCGAGACCTGCGAGTGGCCTACCCGGCCGAGTCCGGGCATAGCCGGTAGCATACGGAACGAGCAATCGCTCCTTTTGCGTCGACCATGGAACCGGAGGAGACAGCGTGGCCAACCTGAAGCTCGCACCTGGAATGACGCCTCTTGAGAGGCCTTTCCATGCGTGAGGCCCAAAGAAGGCCCAGTCGAGGTATCTTCCTGCGCCGTGAGAGGATTGAACCTTCTCGACGTAGAAAGGCCCTCCGCCACTCCAAGAGCCGTTTGGGCGCCTGGAGTGACCCTCAGAAACGAGGAGCCCGTCACGAGTCGTGTCCCAAATCGTCCCGTACAAGGGTCCCATACCCGTGAGGGTGGGGGTTTCTCTTTGACGGTAACGAGGGACAAAACTCATGGCACAAGCTCCCTTCGGTGGCAACACTCCCCGGCACGACGCCGGCGAGATGAGGAGGCGGCTTGGAAGCCGCATGGCGCCCTTCGG